TAATCCTAGACGCTGACCCGATGCAAAGCTACTGGTATGTTGATATAGAGGACCTAGAGGAATGCTAAACAGATCACAGTTACATAAGTATCAGTTACAGGGTGTAGAGCACATAAAGGATAATCCGGAATGTGCTCTATTCCTTGACATGGGCTTGGGAAAGACTGTCACCACACTGACTGCCCTGTCCGATCTCATCCAGTACTTCGAAGTTGAGAAGGCTTTGATCGTAGCTCCCAAACGTGTTGCCGAAGTGACGTGGGCTGACGAGATAGCGAACTGGGCGCATCTGAATAACCTGCGTGTCTCCGTAATCGCAGGGAATGCCAAGAAGCGTGCTGCGGCTGCCCGTGCCGATGCCGACATCTACACGGTAGGTCGTGACAACTTGGTTTGGCTGCTGGAGAACTTCGGTGGTGTGAAGCTCCCGTATGACTGCATCGTGGTGGACGAGTTGTCCTCGTTTAAGAATCACCAATCCGAAAGATTCAAAGCCATGAAGAAGATCAGACGATACGCCAACCGGGTGATCGGTCTGACGGGTACACCAGCACCCAACGGACTCATCGACCTGTGGGCGCAGATGTTCGTCATAGACGGAGGAAAACGGCTTGGTCGGTCCATCACTGACTACCGGGCTAACTACTTCAAACCGGGTGCTCAGAACGGTGGGATCGTCTACAACTACAAGCCTCGGGAAAACACCGAGCAGATCCTCTCCGAGAAGATATCGGACATCACGCTGTCCATGAAGGCTGTCGATTATCTAGACATGCCGGACGTAAACTACATCTATGACAATGTGGTCCTATCCGACAAGGAGATGTCTATGTACAAGGAATTCGAGAAGGAGCAGATACTCTCGCTGCTGGGCAACGGAGATGGCGAGACCATCACGGCCATGACTGCCGCAGCCCTGTCAAACAAGTTGCTCCAGTTTGCCGGAGGAGCGATCTATGATGCGGACCGGAACGTACACCATGTGAGCGATGCCAAGATCGAAGCCCTGTGCGAGATGGTCGAGGCGTTGAACGGTGCTCCCGTCCTCATAGCCTATAACTTCCTCCATGAGGCCCACCGCATCGAGAAAGCCTTGGCCAAGTTGAAGCCCGTCCGCATTGGTGGTGATTCTAAGGGAGACGGGAATCAGATCATGCGTGACTGGAATGCCGGGAAGATCAAGGTGCTCATCGCCCACCCTGCCTCTGTGGGCCACGGTCTGAACCTTCAGAAGGGAGGAAACAACATCATATGGTTCGGGGTGACGTGGAACTTAGAGTTGTACCAGCAATTCAATGCCCGGTTGTGGCGGCAGGGTCAGACGAAGCCCGTGTTTATCCACCACATCGTATCCCGGAGAACGCTTGATGAACGTGTTGTCAACTCGCTACAGGGTAAGTCTAGTACGCAGGATGCGTTAATAGATGCTATCAAGGAACTGGTTTCGCAGTACAAACGTTAAGCGTAGTTAATATTTTGTTCAAAATTTGGCAAATTAAGAAGATCTTCATACATTTGTCACATCAAAGTTAAACAAGTAGTAACAATTAAAAATATAAGATTATGAGACGTAACAGCCAATGGAAACCGAGATTCGTAGCAACATTCAGAGTAGAGATGATAAACGGTCACTATGACCTAGAGACTCTTCATCTATATGCGGTGAACCGAAACGCAGCTTACCAACAAGCTAGAAGATACATCAAGGAACAGGGTGGCGGAATGAAACTTGTATCATTGTCGTATTAACTATTAAAATATAAGATCATGGAAAAGTCAAGAAACGCACTTCAGAAGATAAAGAAGATGATGGAATTAGGGATCTACAACAGATTCCTAAAGAATACCGAGAATCGAATAAGAGAATTAAATCGTAGGTATTCGTTCTCCGAGGAATACATTAGTAATCAAGCACGTAGCATAATAAACACGAGGTTAAGAGAGTATAGTTACCTGTCTAGTGTTCTAGAGACATCCTTCATATTCTCAGATACTCCGGAGAAGCAAGACTTTTGGAATAACATAGTAGAGGAATTAATATCAGAAATTTAATTATGGTACAATTATATAGCAGAGATCAGAAAGTAGTGCGGTGCAATGAGTACCGTGACTACTTGGATTGGAAGGTATCAGTGGACCTGTTTAGATGTGATGGTGTGGAAACCTATCTTCACGCTCCTAGAGCATTCGAGATGAAATACCCGTTTACAGCAGAAATAGAGACAACCTTCGAGACGTTTGTCGAGTATGATCGTAATGTCCCGGCAGGGATAGGAAAGAAAGCAATTGTTAAATTTTTAAAAGTATATTGACCATGAATAAGTATAAATTATTTATACCCATAGGTGAAACACTGGAACTTGATAATGGGAAGACGATCACCTGTGTAGAAGACGAACCGTGTAATACATACGAAGGCTGCACAGAATGCGTGTTCCACAAAGAGGATCACCCGGAAAATCTCGGAATTCACTGTTTCGAAATGTGCTGTAACCGTAAAAACCGAGAGGACCGTAATAACGTACATTTCGAATACATTAAATAATTAAAGATCATGAAGAAATTAATTAACTGGTTTAAGCAATCGAACCGATGGAAGCACCTATTGTACGGCTTCCTAGTATCCCTAGTTGCCGGATTCGCTTTCACCTGTGGAGCAGCCGCAGGGATGGAATTCAAGGATAACCAATGGGGCGGAAAATGGGACTGGATAGACTTTTGGCTGACCGGAGCCGGAGCATGGTTCGGTCTGATGATCCGGATGTTGTTAAAGGATTTGTTCAACTTATATTGGCTGTGGCTATGACATACCAAGAATACAATGATAGGCAGAATGATATAGTCAATGCCTATAACAACGGAGAGATGAACCTTCCCGATATGCAATCCAAGCTAGCCAAGCTAGACCGGGACTATGAGAGTACTTATCCTGTTTCCACGTTCCCCGATTGGTCCAAGCGTGCCGAGGAAGCCCTTGCCAAGATGAAGGAGACACATCGGAAAGTCAAGCAGGAATGGGCACATGCCTGCTTGGATGGCGAAAGGGTGAAAGTGAAGAAAGGTTCACACGGGCTTCTATTACTCGATATGTCAGTGTTAGAGGCTAGGCTACTAGCGAACGAGATATTAAGTATAACCAATAAACAAAGGAGGAAAAGAAAATGATAGAACCTATTTGCGCTGTATGTGGAGAAACCGATATTAAGAAACTGACCATGTTCAATTATGGCGTATGCCTGTGTCACCGTTGCTTGGAGATATCTGCGCATTCCTTTATCCATGATAATGCGGAACGGAAACTGAAGGAGACCGAGAAGAAGAAAGAATCCGTGGATGTGGAAGGCATGTCCAAGCAAGAGTACGAATCCATGAAGGAACTGAAGGACGAAATAGCGAAGAAGATGTGGGATGGGATAACAGAGAAGATCAAGAAGAAACGTGAGGCGGATGCCAAGAAGATGGCGAAAAGTTTCGAGGAGATTGGGAAAGCTATATTCGTGGAACGGGACGACCAGCCGGAGTCAATCAACGATCTCAAGAAGGCGCTGGATAAGGTAAAGGCGGATCTGCGCACCTATAAAGCGATGTATCGGAATCGACTGGGGAAATTCACCAACCTTATGAATGAGCACAAGAAACTGACGGAGGATTGTAATAAGGTAATAAAAGCACAGGATTCGCTAACCACGAATTTCATAAATGCCCAGTTAGATGCCAACAGATACCGAAGGAAATGCGATGAGTTGCAAGAGCAACTAGCAAGCTTTGTGAAAAGTGCGAATGGCCGGATACTTGCGGCTTGTGCTGCTGGTCTGATCGTGGGTTCGATTTTAGGGTATTTGGTAAGATGAAACCAAGTGAGATAATTATCGGAACAATCCTCGCTGCTTTGGCGGGGGTTTTCCTCGGAGCATTTATAACAGGATTAGTAACCATTTTAACTGACGTATGAGTAAACAAGTAAACTTAGGACATATCGGGATGATGTTTAACGTTCACGTATTTGCCGTGTGCCAATTCCTTCGGATGCACCGTAAGAAACCTGTATCTAGGGTGCATCGTGGTAAGGTCAGCTACTACGGTCCGGCAGATCTGTTCGAAAAGAAACGGGAGGATTTCGTGAAGTACGTATTCGGACTGTTTGACCGAAGAAGTCCGCTTACCCGGTGCTGCTCCCGTACCGTTAAGATAAACGCTGTGATCAGCGATGAGCGGTTCGATACGAATCGGTTCGAAGAGAAACTACAGGCTAAGGAGTCGCACACGAAACGGCTGATCCGTGTATCGGACATCACGGATACGGTGGGCGATGTGGAGGAACACCGGATCTATGAGTTCCGCCATTACGTTAACGGTGCGGTTAGCTTCTTCAGATGGACGGGAAACTCTTGGGAATTCCTAGAAGGAGAGAGAAATTCCATGAATAAAAAGCAGTTCGTGAAGTCGATTTGCGAGAGATATAAGGTCGCTCCGTAGGCAAGAAACTTGAGAAGATTTAAGCAGATTGATAAGTTTTCTCAATTTGCACGAATTTATAAATTTTCTCAATGTGCACAAATTGATAAATTTGGACTAAAAATACTACGAAAATTCGTTACAAAAGAAATCCTAACAGAAGTTGTAGAATGTTAAACGTAAGATTAGAGTAAGCTTAGATAAGATTAAAATAGCCCAAAAACAGGGCTTTTGTAAAGTATATTGTATACTCGTAGTTTTATATATGCAGCTAAGTTGCTACAAATCAGTTTGATGCGCAAGCTGCATAGATGTGCATTGATAATATTTTTCCCATCTATGCAGGATAACCTACTGATTTATAGATATTTGCATTAATGCATAGATAAAAGTAGTATTATTAAATATATGAAACCTTTTGATGTTGTTAATATATGTATATAATTGTATATGCAATTTAACACACTCAAAAGGTTTCGTTGATAAATATAGGAAAACATCTATGCATTTATGCATCATCAATGCATCGTATTGAGTATCAGTGAGTTACAACGCATCGATGATCTATGCATCAATGCAGTTATCTATGCAGGACTGGAAAGTAGCTGTTCTAGATTCGGGGACTCGCATTTTGCGAGGTCCTCACAATTTCGGTGGGGTCGTGATTCGCTAGGTCATCTCTACAGTTATCAAGATGGGAAGAATTTGGGGATGCTGGGGATAATGCTTACCTTTGCCGCATTAACTAGAATCACTTTATGTATGAATAATATCCAAGCGAATCTTTATAATCCATTCTACGGAGAGGAATTGTACACGCTGTACAAGGAACGATTCGGGCATACACCGATGTTCACCGAACCCGGGCAGCTTCGGGAGGTCTTCGACAACTACGTTATGTGGTGTCGCAACCATCCGATCGAATCAGTGGATTACGTGAAGAGCGGTGTGCTGGCCGGGCAGAGTTACGTGGTACGCAAGAAATTGCTGGTAACGGAATTCGGCTTCACCCAGTTTCTCGGAACTAGCTGCGACTATCTGAACGCCCGTGAAAAGTGTTACAAGGAGCAGCACGAGAAATACCACGATGACGAGTCACTTGCGTTCCTTGAGGAGATCCGGGTAATCCGACAGTGGATCAGAGACGACATGGACAAAGGAGCATCTGTCGGGCTGTATGATCCGAACTACATCTCGAAGCTACGTGGACTCAAGGCATTGAGCGATGTCACCAGCAACGACGAGAAGATCACTGGCGGGCTGCGTGTTGAAGTTTTAAGCAATGATACAGCGAAACGTATGCAAGCCCTTGCGAAAGTCGCTAAGAAGCGAGAAAAACACGGTGACGATAAACTAGACGATCCGAAGGAATGAAGACAACCTATGTATTCGATAAACTCCTAGAAGCTACGGTTGACCCGAATGTCCGTGGCGTATCCAGCAGAGGCGGAACACGATCATCCAAGACGTGGTCGATGCTTCAGCTTCTCTACATCATGGCTAGGGAATCGGAAACACCGCTCCTCATCTCCTGCGTTACGGACACGATGCCGGGCATCAAGCGAGGCATGTTCCGTGACTTCAAGCGAATGTTGCAAGACGAAGGCGTGTGGGACGACAAATGCATGAATCTGACCGATTCCATCTATTCGCTGGAGAACGGGTCACAGATCGAATTCTTTGGCTGCGAGGACTCGTCTAAGGTTTTCGGTCCTGCCCGTGACATCCTGTTCGTAAACGAGGCGCAGCGTGTCCCGTTTGAAGTGTTCCGTCAGATGGCGGTGCGTACCCGGCTAATGCTCTACATCGACTTCAATCCTGTAAAGAAATTTTGGGCACACGACTACTTCAAAGGACCGGGAATGGTCGAGATCGTGAGCACCTACAAGGACAATCCGTACTTGACTCCCGAACAGATCGAGGAGATCGAGAGAAACCGGGCTGACGAGAATTGGTGGAGAATCTTCGGTCTCGGAGAAACCGGAGGCGTAGAAGGGCTCGTGTATCCGGAATACGACATAGTTCCTAGTTTCCCGGCTGATGTCACGGGACAATGTCTAGGACTTGACTTCGGATTCACCGGAGACCCCACAGCCATCGTGCGTGTCGGCTTCAAGGGCAGAGACTTGTACATCGAGGAACTTGAGTATCGCACAGGCATGGTCAACTGGGACATCTCCGAAGTTCTCCAAGATCTCGGCTTCCACAAGACGTACACCATCGCAGATTCGCAAGAGCAGAAGAGCATCACCGAGATTTCCCGGCTGGGCTGCAAGATCATCCCGTGTATCAAAGGAAGAGGATCGGTGGTTGCTGGGATCAGTGAAGTCAAGCAGTTCAATCTGCATGTAGTCGCAGGATCACGGAATGTGCAGGACGAATTCGACCAGTATTCGTGGACTCTCGACAGGATGACAGGGATGTACGACACTACGAAGCCGCAGGATGCGAATAACCACGCTATGGACGCTATTCGCTACGCAGTCGACTATCTTATAACCAAGTACCGTCCGGGTGCTAAAAATCAAAGGAAAAATGGGTAAATTCAAAAACTTCAGAAGTTACGTGGCGCATCGATGGATGCGTCCTTTCAAGCGTTTCTACGGATTCATGAAACGCAGGATCAGCCGCAAGCAGAGGATCATGTCACTGCTTAGTCTCTCGAACCTAAAGCCCGATGCCGTGATAGCTATGTCGCAAGATGAGAGGGCATTAATGGATACTTTTGCAAAATTAATCGTACCTTCGCACCTAGTAACTCGGAAGGGTCGGATCATCCACGCAATCCCGGAATTGGAAGACGTGGAACTGTGGCAGATGATTGAAGCCCGGAGAGCGGAGACAGCGATTGACCGCATCAAGGGATGGTGCGGATACGTTCCGGAAACGGTGGCGGACATGATCAAGTTGTCAAAGTTTATTGAAACCGAGTTCCATCGTGCCGACCAGCTAGAGGCTGCGCTGCTTCCACGAGGCGGAGGTAAGGCGGACACCAGCCCTATAGCGGAAGCCAAGAACATCTTGGGCATGGTTCAGATGACAGCAGAGTTGATGTCGTGCTCCTTCGAGGAAGCGAAGAAGATAAACTACTCGGATGCCATTCTCGCTATCAGCAGACGGCATGATGAAGTAGAGAGAATGAAAACTAAAACTAAGTAATTATGAGTTGTAAGTATGACATTATCGATGAAGGCGGGCGTAAACGTGTAAGAGCGTTGCGTCCCTTCACGGTACAAGGGCGGGACGTTTGCCCTATGGAACTAGGCGGATACGTCTACGATGCTAACACGTTATCACAGGATGGTAACTGTTGGATATTTAGCGGGTCACTGGAATATCCCGGTGTACGTGTATTGGACGAGGCTATCGTGGACATGGGGGTCAATCTACCAAAGAACAACGCTAGACCGAAAAGCGTTATCATTTCCGGTAATTCCCGTATCATGGGAGCTATCTCGTTTGAAACACAGTCGTTCGACACGGTGCAGACCCCCGCGATGTTCGAACAAGGTGTATATAATGCGGCGGTGGGGAACGTTCCCTTTAAAATAATCGGGTCTACCCGTGTGCGTATTCCGGTACCGATATTTTGTGGGACTGTGGGAAAGATGGCTATCACAAACACCGCCTACAAGGCTAGGTTAATCTCATTGAATGAAGCTGGAATCGTAGTGTCCGCATCTGCATGGACTGTTGGCGGTCCTGCCGTTACCTTGACTTCGACAGCACCGTATGTCCTTGCGGAGCTTGGCAAAGTAGACGAAACGGCGATTTCTCCGGCGGACGTGACAGCAGCGGGTATCACGATAACACAGGCACGGGAAGCCACGGTACGCATATTTAATTCGTCCATCGTTCCGGTGTACACGGGTGCGGTAGCTAATGCTAGTAACATACTACGGTACGTGGTATCGGGGACATCCTCATCACCTACCAAATCAGTCGTTCAGAATTCATACATCCGTGTGGAATGTGTGTTCAATAACCAAAATATATTCTCGGCGGATGCGGACTTTATCAAGGTCAATTACAACTTGGCATTGACGGGTGGAGTTAGCCATCACCTTTTCGGTGTGTTCCGTAACACGAACATCAATACCCCGGCTAGCGTATCGGCGGTTTACGTAATAAAGGGAGTGTTCAACGTGACCGATTGCCCGAACTTCGAATACTCGTCTGTTACGTTCCCCGATTTGGCGGCGATGTACACATCCGGCAAGACGTTCTATTTCAAGAACTGCAACATGCCCGCAGGTTCGGCGATTCACTACTATGACCCGAAGGTGAACGTATGGGATAACATCGACTTCACTAAGGCTATGGCGGACCTAGGTAAAACGGCGTTCGCGAATACTACTATCGTATCATCCAATGTACAAGGGATGTACCGTGCTAGGGGAAACACTAGCGGCGTAATGGGTGGATTGTTAGAGGCGGCGTCCAGCTTTGACGGCGCAACCTATTCCGGCGTACCGGGTGCTACCTATGATTCCATCATCTACAAGGATTGCGTGATCAAAGGTAAATTCACAGTCATTGGTCGCAACGTGTTCGGCGGTACGTTGGGCGGTGCGTCCAAGATTACCAATACTTCGGAAACGGCGATGGTGATTGACGGATCCTTCCGTATCGAAGGGAATGCGCAGGTAACCGACACGTCGCTTAAGGGTACGGGCTATATCGGAGACAATGCCGAACTGAAAAACGGAAACGTTCAAGGATATGTGTACATGGCGGAAAACGCGAAGTACATTCCGGAAGCAGTTGCGAATCCTCCGCTACTTATTCGGTTGATCATGCGGGATAAATCACAGATATTGAAACACAGGGATGCGGCTTCGAACCGGATGAACATTGAGATGTACGATAATGCCGTAATCGACTCATTGGTACAAGCTGAATCGGGACTACTCATAATGAGGGACAATGCTTCTATGTATCGTGCCGATACCAGTTTGGCGCTTATCACGAGAGGCATTCTTGAAATGGCAGATAATGCCCGCTTAGTCGGTTCTTTGGTGGTGCAGGGAGACGTTAAATTAGTAGGGAATTTCCTGCTAGCTTCGGGGAGCCAAACAATCTACGGTAACCGGACTCTATCGGATGTATCACAGATAGGCGAAACAGAGTTGCCGCCTATGAAACAAACTTGGTAAGATATGAAATATAGTATTAACGGAACAGGTAACATAGTAGCCGAGAGAGACATATACTCTCTCGGCGGCTTTATCCCACAAGGGACAGTAGGCGGTAAAATCGCCCATGAAGCGCAGCTATCACAGGATGGCGAGTGTTGGCTAGCAGGTGGGGACATCTCGGGTAGACAGGATGTTCGAGTGAAGGACAACGCCTATATCGGCGTCTTTGTAGGCGCTACCGGAGCACACACGGACGGTGTGACCGAATTTAGCGGAAACACACTAATCCCCGGCAAGATCGAAGTGCGGAATCTAGTAGCAGATACCAAGAACAACTTCTTTGCAAAGGACAGCTTTATCGGGATAGCTATGGATGTTCTTTGCGGTCCGGAATCCACTACGACAGCGTTCCGTTTCGAACAGGGAGCTTATAATAGCGATGCAGCGAAAGGAACACTGTTTGCTAATATGGTGGTGACCCCTATCCCAGTTAACATTTGTAGGTCGTTTACTGATTTGAGATTGGGGAAAGATACGTACCTTTATATCCCTACTGGGTACAATTGCCGAGTTCTTTGGGCTTATTATGACACATCCGGTCAACTAGCGTATTCGGGAGAATCTATCCCTTTCGCAGCAGGTTTACATAAGTTAAGCCACCCGGTGTATAAGGTAGCCCGTATGCACATAGCGAAAGTCAACGGAACCGCAATGACCCCGACGGATTTGTTGGCCACAGGCGCTAAGATTCTCGGACACATTAATGTATCGATGACTATAGATATACGTCCGGAATCGGCTTCGGGTAGTTATGTGATGGATAATTCATCTTTCATCATGAATACCGATAATTTCGGTTTGGCTACTACGCAACTACGATTCTTGGCGGGTAGTATGTACGATACTACCATGTACACAAAGACGGATAGACAGAATTATAAACCGTATGGTACATTCCGGAATGTGGAACGGCTGGAATATACTAAGTATCTAGGTGATTCGCACCGTACCGCAGCAACTAGGGATACTTACATCTCCGCTTATGATTGTCCTTTGCTTCGTGTGGACGATACTACTTACGATGTTCCTCTAGCCGCCAAGGGAAACCTTACTCTTCGGAGATGTATTGTCCCTAAAGCCGAATTCCAAGATGACATCATAAACGGGAATACCTACGAAGATGTAGATTTCTCCTACGCAAACGAAGACTTGGGATACACGATATCGGGGTACACTAGATTCCTTTCAAGCCATAAGCAGGGCTTATATAGAATAGGTCTATCAGAAGGACGGACTAACGGGTTAGTTAGCCGCAAGGGTAACTTGTCTGATACGGCTAGACTTTATCGAGCGGAAAAGTATATCCCTTTGGATGGGTCGATTATGGAGCAAGGATTATACGGCGGTGGTCATGCATCTTATGAATCCGTTAAGTCGAATAGCTCTATCCGGGTTCGGACAGGCAAACCGCTGCCTACTTCTGGCTTAGTGTTCCCGACCTTGCCCGCCGGGTATTCGGTGAAGACGTTCCTTTACTTGGATGAGGGTTTCCTAATCCGCTCTACCGTTATGGACCCGACAGGGCTAGACACTACCTATCCATATGTGGTTATGGTATTCAGAAAGGATGATGATTCCGCAATAAATGTAAACGGGTTCATTGCGCTTAACAGGACCATACTAATAATTGACCACGCGAAAGCACCGGAAATAACAGGATCCGCCTACGTGGGTGAGGGGTGCACGGTTCGTGGTGATGTTAAGCTAATCGGTGATCCTTATGTTAACCGGATATTCGATGTGGGTGTGTGGGAACGTGGGACAACGCTAGATGGGGTCCTTCCGGACTACCCTACATGGGATTCAAGAAAGATTCCAACAGGGGCGGGTAACCGTTTCAGATCTATAGACACGGTTCCCTTAGAACCGGGTGCAATTATTACGTGTAATTCGGGATATTGGATAACCTGTTATTTCTTTGACGCTAATGGGAATTATCTAAGTTCTCAGGGATGGGGGCAAATTGCGAATACCGCACCCGCTAACTCTGCTTTTGTAGGGATTATCATAAAGAAGGCAGCTGCCGCATCGGATACCGGGACGCTCATAGAAGAATCCGACATTCCGTTAGCCAACGTTAAGTACCTTCGTGCATTCAAGAAGCGCAGATACATCACTAACGAGCTGGACCGTACTAGCCCGGAAGATATCTTGATAGGTCCGGATTATTGGGAACAGGGAACAGCCGGAGGCGGACAAGCAGACGCAGGTAAAACCTACGAGGAACTTAAAGCAACATCCGGAACCACTATAAGACTTAAACGTCCTATAAATGTTTCCCCGTCATCTAGTATATCATCGGCATCGGGATTTTCAAGGTATATTAGGGTGCTAGACGCAATAACTAAATTCCATTTAGGCGAATCACTTGCCAGTGTTAAGGTGGCTTTACTTGCTGCTATTATTCAGAAAGACCCATCGGCTGCGATAACTCCATCGGAGATACCCAATTCTAGGTTAGTGTTGGAATTCGTGCCACAGCCGAGAATCATCGTTCCTTATGGGTCCGATACCTTGTTCATAAGTGGTCCTAAAATCCGGATGTACGACAACGCCGTGTTATCCCGGAACCTAAACCAAGAAGGGGAGATTGTTTTGAGCGGTGACGCCGTAATGGGCTATGACTTCAATGCGGGGTCTTGTATGTGTTCTAATGGTCACAGTGACGCAATAATCAAACTGCCATGATATTCAGCGATGTAGTAAACTTTATGAATGAGCAAGCCGAGATAATCGGCTTGCCTATCTACTTCGGTTCGGATGATAATCTGAACGAGCAGGTAAACGCCATTGACGGCATATTCCTCACGTTCGATGTGCCCGGTGGTGGGATGAACAAGCTGCCTCCGGCTGTCCGGAAATATGATGTGGTCCTGCAATGCCTTGACAAGTCACATTATATGACGGACAACTTGCAGGAGTTGCTAACATTGGAACGGACGGACTTGTATATTAACCGCCTAATGTCTACTTTTGTATGTCATTTCGAGGTCGAAGGTCTGAAATTCGTGAAGATTCAAGGACTGTACGATTCTCAGAAGTCCGGATGGAGAGTGACATTTTCGGTAACGAATGATCTATTAAACTATGGATAAGGAAATTGTAGCGGTAGTTGAGCAGTTGAAGAAGGAAATATTCGAAAACTACGTGTCCAAAGGCTTGGTAGCCTCCGGAGACTTCGGTAGGAATCTTATTTTACACGAGAACGGTGACTCCGTTAAACTGACAGCACCGAAGCATGTTATCCAAATGGAGAAAGGGAGGAAGGCTGGGAGTTTTCCTCCCGTTTCTGCTATTAAGCAGTGGATCAAGGACAAGAACCGGACAGCAGGAACGGACATCCCGGAAGAGGCGGCATACGCCATAGCCTACGTAATCAAACGGGATGGCATCAAAGTTCCCAACAAATACAATGGTGGAGGGGTAGTCTCCGACATCATAAATCCCGAAAGGGTGAAGCGGTTAACGCTGGATATAAATAAGATCATTAAAGCAAAAATTCTAACAATATTAACGCAATGAGAGTAGCAATTCCTAGACTAAATACGAGCGTAGGTCTCACAGACGGACAGGTCTACAACTATCCCGGATGTCTGTCCATTTGGGATAACATCCCGTTGAAGCTGGTCGTTACGGACTTGCCTACGGACATCATAGTATATTTCTTTATACAATGCCGATCCTCCCTAGACTCGTTCTACGTGGCGAATCTTGAACCTGTCAACGGAATCGAGATAGACTTGGCATCCCACTTCTATCCGCTCCTCCCGGCATACAAGGACCGGATAGCCGGGTACACCGTGGAACTAGGGCTGACTCACAGAGCTGACCTAATTGCCAACGTGCAGACTCAGACGTTCCGGATGCCGATCATGAACCTAGCCAGCCGGAACAACATCAACCGGGTATCTAATGCCGACACGGACTTCCGGGATGACTTGGGACGCAGAGCACCACTAGCCCACACGCTGGATGATGATTTCTTCATCAACAGCCAATACCATGATAGGGACTATGATGTAGACGTTATCTATCAAGACGGAACGGTTGACAGATTTAATTACATGCAGGGCGACGGAATATCGGATGCATGCCAATACAAGAAGATCACGCTCAAGAATCCGGACGGATCTGTAGCAGCCGTGAAGTTCTATCCGGAGGAGATTTCCGCATGCGGAGCTATCACACTGCGCTGGCTTAACTCTTACGGGTCCTATGATGCGATCTCCTGCTACAATTGGAGCACGCAGCCTACGATCACACAGGGCTTGGACGGTGGTACGATAACTAAGCGAGAGTTGACCTGCGTATTCGAACTGACTGAGGCTAACAAGTTCGCTCTTGATGTCCTGTCAACGTCTCCGGACGTGACGGTGCGAGGCTTGGACGATGTTCCTCATGACACCAAGATGCGCTGCTCCTCGACTACGGGAATCAAATACACCGCATCCGGCTTGGCGAAAACAGCAACGTTAAAATTCCAATACTAACATGGATATAAAGATACAGATAAATGGCACATTCTTGGAGGGCTTGACTAAGACAGATGTCAAACTCTCCATCAATGCGTCCTCACCCTACTCGTTTGGCGAGTCTACCCGCACCTACTCGGCTAACATCAAAGCACCGAGAAACCGGGTCAACGATGGTATCTTCTATCAGATGCGTAACTTCGGCTACGTGATGCGTGATACGAAGTACGAGGCTAGGATTTACATAGGTGGGATAGCGATCAACAAGCGGTTCAAGGCTAAGGTGACCTGTGATGAGGAGAGCTACAGCGTTGCGTTGTCTCAGTCTGATCTCAAGATGTCGCAGTTGCCTAAAGAAGTCGTGGAGAATCCCCTATACTCTTCCGGTGTGGGGAATTCATTGTTCTACAAGGCTAGCGATTTGGTGCAGCGAGCGTTAGGGTCTCCTACTCCCGTGACGTTCCCGTCTATTGATTACGGAGGTTATGAACCGGGTATTCTCATAGAGAACATGGGACAGAGGCCTTTATCCGAATTGCTGGTAGGGAAATCCGTGACCGTGTTTTGGAGGTATGCATCTGAGACAGACGAGGGTACTAAGTACTTTAAGGGGAACTTCCTCGACATTAAGGAATATGATACCCGGACAGCCATGAATGCTCCTCTAGGGTCCACATCCAATACTACGGCTGTGATAACTATGGACAACAACGCTTACATCACACTAGACATGTCTAGGGTAGGAACGATGCTAAATTTCGTAGTACTAAAGGCTTCATATAATAATCAAACCGTGGCGATATTCCAAAAGGACGATAATCAAGATGACATCACACAGGTTCGTTACAAGTTCGTTTCCACAACCATGAATATACCGACATATCGGTTCACAGGCTTGTACATCAGCCGTGACATCAATGTTTACGACAGATTGGATGCCACCCCACCAGCCTTCATGTCTCCGGACGAAGCTGTGAACCTTTCCGGTAAGATAACCGAATTGCAGAATTCCGGAGGGGTGACACAGGTGTACGGGAATTGCGGAGTATCTGATGCTATAACGTTTCTCACGGACTTGTGTAAGATATTCCAATGGGGGTGGAAATTCACCACGAATGTGGATGCTAGCGGAAACACGAATGTCATAGTTAATGTGTACCGATTGCTTGCTGATGACGCCCGTGAAGTAGACCGGAATCATGGAGCGGTAGCCTTCAACGAATTCCGACAAGATTGGTCAGACTTTTACCTGTCAACCGATAAGATCGAAGATTCCGAGGGATTCCCGAACATCGGGACATTCAAGATAGGGGACTTTACAAAAAGCATACAGTTATCTAAGGCATCTTTTACCGCGAAAGGGGACGTAGTAGAATCCGGTGTACCGAATCCGCAGGATGGAACTTATCCACGCCTTATAATACGTAAGGTAGAAGGAAGTCAAGCCCGTCCGTGGGCTGAATACTTCAAGTCGATCGAGTACACGCAGTCACTACAGAAGTACTACGGGCTGTTTTCGGACGCATTGGACGTGACAATTAAGGCTAAAATACCTTATTATCACATCGAAAACAACTATAAGGAGAACGGGATAGTGTGGTTCAAGCAGCTAAATGCTTTCTTCTATGTCCGATCAATCACGGATTACAACCTTTCCACACAGGAATGTAAGGTAAAACTAACTAAAATTAATCTAGCAAGAACAAAATAATGGCAGAAGATGTAATATTACTAGACCTTTCGTTCAAGACGGACGAAGCCGTAGCTGGCTTGGATGCGCTTATCAAGAAATCTCTCGAACTATCAGACGAGAAGAAGCAGCTAGTAAAGCAGATAAATGATGAGAAGGCTGCTCTTGCTGGCATCCGTCAGAACTACAAGGACAACTTACTGGATCAGACGGCATTCGAGAAGCAGTCAGCGAAGTCAGAAACAGCGATCATTGCTCTTACCAAGCAGCTAAACAACAACAAGGTAGCCACATCGGAGAATGCTGCGCAGATCAAGGCGCACACCACCATTGTAAATGCGGAGGCGGAGAGCGTGGAAACCTTAAGAGCGAAGCTAGCTCTTAACACGAAAGCTCTTAACAAGATGTCTGTAGAACAGCGAACCAATTCGGAGGCTGGGAAGCAGATGGCTGCTCAGACTAAGGAGATTTCCGACAAGCTGAAAGACTTGGAGAAAAAAATTGGAGACACACGGAGAAACGTAGGTAACTATGCGGAAGACATGGAGAAGGCTACAGCCAACATGGGTGGCTTGACGGGTGCGACAGGTCAGATGATACAAGGTATGTCTACCGGGATAACGCAGGTAAAAGCATTTAATGCTGCACTTGCCGCAAATCCATTCATCGCAATCGCCTCTGTGGTTCTGATCTTAATCGGGCATCTCGAAAAACTGAAAAGCCGGAACGAAGAACTAGCTGTGGGTATAAAAACTCTGTTTGCTCCGGTGCAATTCCTTATCACGAAAATTACCGATGCAGTAGCTTCGCTTCTCGCTACCATCGTGAAGGGTATCAACTGGCTATATGATGCGCAGGTAAATTTGCTGGATTCTCTTGGTGTCCTCCCCGACGGATTTAAAAAAGCCCGTGAAGAAATAAAAGGAGTCGCACAAGCCCAACGTGACTTGTATAACGCAGAAACGGATAATATCTTAGTAATGTCGAAATACAAGAAGGAGCTAGAGCAGGCTAAACTACTTGCCGCAGATCAGACTAAATCAGTAGCGGAACGGAAAGCTGCTTTAGAGAAAGCTATAGAGATATCTAAGCAAATGGAAGATGCGGAGGTAGGGCTGGCGAAAGCGAAGTACGAACAGGTAAAATTGGAGAACGGTCTTAGCTACACGAAGGACGAGGAACGCAGGAAAGAGGTGGAGCATGAAGCGGCTATGGAGGATTTAAAGGCGCAATATGCATCACAGAGAAAAGAAATCGAATCTCAGTTGACAGGATTCACCAAGTCAGAAAACGATAAGCGTGCAGCCGAGGAAAAGACCCGTGCCGATAATTACGCTAAAGCGCAAAAGGCTGCTGCTGAAAAAGCCAAGAAGGCAAAGGAAGATGCCGAAAAGAAAGCAGCAGAGACCGCAAAGAAGGTACAAGCCGAAGTTCTCAAGAGCTACGAGAACGGTATCATCGAACTGCAACTGAAAATCCGTGAGTCGAACATAGGCATCGTTGATAAGAAGAAAGCCCTAGAGGACCAAGACAGACTGAACCAAGCGATCTTGGAGAAGGAACGCTACCGTCTCAGTCAAGGGCTGATCACGCAGCAGGAATTCGATAACATCAGGTTGGAACAGCGTATAGCGTTCCAAGAGCAGGTGGCTGAACTTGAGAAGGCTGAAGCTGACAAGAAGAAAGCAGCTGCCGCCATTGATCTAGAGAACAAGCGTGCCATCGAGGAAGCTAACATAACAAGCGACTTTGAACGTGAGACTCTTCGTCTTGAGCAGCAGCGCCAATTAGAAGTTGCTGCAGCCGAGAAGGTCGGTGCTGACGTGACTCTGATCGAAGCCAAGTACGCTCAGATTCGGGAGAAACGTGAGAAGGAACTAGTCAACGCCAAGTTGCAGATGACTGCCGACATTGCCGGGCAAATCTCTAACATGATGGGACAGGAATCGGAAGCAGGAAAAGCATTCGCTATTGCGCAGGCTACGATAAACACGTATCTCGGTGCTTCTAAGGCTATTGCGCAAGGCGGTATTTGGGGGGTCGCCCAAGCAGCCATCGTAATCGCAGCCGGATTGAAACAGGTAGCCTCAATTATGAAGGTAAAAGAGGATGTGCCGAAGACCAACACCAACGTCCGCAAGTACGCTAAGGGTGGTCAGATATACGGTCCGTCCCATGCGCAGGGTGGCGTGACGTTCTCCGGTTCGAATGGTCAGCGTTTCGAGGCTGAAGGTGGCGAGAATGTTTACATCCTCAACCGCAGGGCGTCCAATGCCATCAATGCGCTGTCTGCTCTGAACATGGAATATGGTGGCAGATCCTTCGGCAACTCCAGCGTGTACAAGTACGCAGACGGTGGCGGATTCGATGTGCTCAGTTCGCAATCGCTTACCAATCTGAACAAGGCTGTCAAGAAGGACGTTGATCTGTCACCCAAGACAATCGCAGCTATCGCATTAGCCTTCGTTGACGGTGTACAGAATGCTCCGAATCCTATCGTCTCAGTACAGGACATTACCGATGTTCAGCAGGGACGCACGCTGGTGATAGATTCCGCAACAAATTGAAACGGGAGTTTTAGAATTTAATTAAGTAAATAGATACCTTTGCAACTAATTAGGAACAACTATGATTTTTAAGAAATTACGAATTATCGAAGCAGGTCCCACCGCTAACTCGTGGGGGGAAGAAGTAAATGGAGAATGGAAGGAAGCCTTGATCGTCATCAAGCCGGAATCCTTAGCATCTCTTGTTGCGTTAGGCAATGAGAGACCTATCCACGCTCGTAGATCTCATAACGGTGCGGACATGCTGGACCGATACATCGGAAGTTTTTCGAATTTTATAGAAGAGGATGGCGTGGTATACGCTGACCTTACCATCTCGGAGGCTGCCGAGAAAGCCTACCCCAACGAAATTACCTTTATAACAGGAATGATCGAAAAAGAACCGGAGATGCTTGGCGTTTCCGTAATCGACCTAGACTTAAAGGTGTACAATGTGGACGAAGACATCTTCGAGGTGACTGAATTTTTGGAGCTATTCTCGTGCGACTTGGTTGGATTGCCAGCCGCTACGAGTTCTTTATTTAGTAATAACAATCAAAATCGTAAATCTATGGGATTTTTTACAAGTTTATTCTCCAAGTTTGCTGAGGAAAAGGCAGGTGAAGAGAAGAAAGATGAAGAAACCAAGCTGGCTGACCAAGTAGTAAGCACAGTGAACGGTGAAAAGATCACCATCAAGGCAAGCGGAGAAGAAGCTGCGATTGGTGACGAAGTGGTAAAAGAGGACGGTTCACCTGTCGAAGATGGCGAAGTCATCGTTGATCTTGGCGAAGAAGGAAAGATCATCCTCGTGATCAAAGACGGAAAGATCGCTGAATTCAAAGAGTACACCGAAGAGGTGGAAGTCGAGGAAGCAGGATCAAAGACTCCGGACGAATTCTCGAAACGCTTGCAGGCTGTTGAAAAGTCGCTGGGTGAGATCAAGACAATGCTGTCACGTCAGACAAAAACTCCTGTCATGCAGGAACGCAATGACGCTAGCAAGTCAAAACAGTCTTCTCATGGCAAAACTCAACTGTCGAAAGACGAGAGACGCAGACAAGCGTATGAAGCCATGCAGAAATATTGCGGCAAAAAGTAGTTAATAACCTATCAATCATAAGATTATGACATTTACTGATCTGAATAAACTTAACATGGAAAGCCTGTCGGAGATCATCTCTCTGACTGTTGGCTTGGTTGGCGAAATGCAGAAGGGTGCGACCGTTCTCGCAGGTATCGACAACAAAACTCCTATCGTGACATTCACTGCTAAGGACAAAGCCCTTCGCAAATCTACCGGATGTGACGGTAAGTACGAATACACCGAGATGGCGGACAAAGTGAAGTACTACGACTTCCAGCCCGTTGAGCTGCCTATCGTAGTGTGTCTCCAAGACCTTTGGGGTAAAATGGTTGCTAAAGGCATCCACTTGTCAGATGACTTTAGCGAAACCGAATTGGCTGGCTTCATGGCATCAGAAGTTCTGAAGGTGCTGGAGGCTGACTTGCTCCGTTTGGCTTGGCTGGATGCTGACAAAGACGCAGAAGCCGCATACAACATCTTCAAAAACGGTGGTTTCATCAAGCAGATGGAAGATAGCGGTGAAACTATTCTCACGCTGACGCTGAATACCGACGACACCACAGGAGTTGTCCGCACGATGAAAAAACTGATCGACAGCCAACGTCCGGATCAACTGGAAAACTCTGAATTCTTTGTGACATCTAACGTGATGCGTATTTTCAAGGACTTCACACAACAGAAGGATAACCACATCGCTCAGATGATCATGATGGACGGCAAACCGGAGTATTACTTGGAAGGCTACAAGATCAACGAGTTGCCTCACGTATCAGCATCTATGACTGCTGACACAACCAAGAAGGAGGCGTTTATTGCGTTTACTCCGAAAACGAACATCCAAATCGTGCTGGAAGACAGCAACGTGAACATAAAACCGTTCCTGCAGGACGCTCAGACACGTAAGTACTACTCTACTACTGTCTTCGCTGCTGACGTAATGGTAGCTGTTCCGGAAATTTTGAAACTTGCGACTAAAGCGAGATAACTTTAAAACTGAAAACAATGGCATGTCTAACTAAACTCAATAAGGCTATCGTTTTCGGTTGTGCTGGAGGAGCTATCGGTCTGTCCGATCTCCTCCTAGTTAACAAAATTGACATACAATCTATCACCGTAGTGGATAACGAGGTAACAGCGATTACTTTAGTTTCCGGAGCAAAAGCTTACGCAGTCGACTGCTACAAGAACGGTGTTAAGATCGCAGAAGCTATCCGATCCTTAGATGCCGCCAATGGCGTGGAGCAGACAGTAACCGTTACTGTTTACGACAAGACCAAAGATGGCGCAAGAATCGTGGATTCCCTGCTAAATGGCAAATTTGTTGCTTTCGGCAAACTGAAAGACGGTGGTGTTATAAAGGTAGCCGGAGGGCTGGCTGGCTTGGAAGCCGCAAGCGCAGACTCCGACACATCCTCAGCAGGAGGATTTACTACTGTCACGTTGAAAACTCCGGACGGAGGAAGAGGCGACTCTATGATGGTGGCAAGCACAACTGCTTGGACTTATCTTAATGCTAACAAAATAACCGGGTAACTATGGGATGTATAAGTAATATTACAGGTGCTATAACCTATGACTGCTTAGGCGGTGCTGTTGGGATTGCCGATCTGCTGCTGATCAACTACTCTGACGTTCAGTCTGTAGCCATCAACGCGGGAGAAGCGACCATCACGCTGGTAGGCAGCGCAAAACCTGTGAGAGTCGCATCCATCCGGAAGGGAGCTAATGCGACCGAAGCAGTAAGATCAAACGAAAATGCGCCAAATGCGCTGGAACAGACCGTTAACTTTACGGTGTATAAGAAAACGAAGGTAGAAGCCGATTTCGTGAACACAATCATCAACTCTCGACTCGTAGCGGTTGCCAAGATGGTGGAAAACGGAGTTTACCGGATATTCGGTCCGAATTACGGCTTGGAAGTCTCGGCATTGGAAGAGTCAGCTAACGAAAACGGTGGATTCACCGCTATCACGCTGTCAACTCCGGAAAATGTGCTGGGAGAACCGAGAGCAGTGATTACGGAAAGTACTTGGAACACATTAGTAGCTAAAGCAGGATAATATGGCATGTATCAAGAAAATAACAGATGATTTGGCTTTTGACTGTAACAATCCCGGTCTGATTGCAGGTATTGTGGGGGTAGAGGAGGCTATCATAATCAACTTCGAGGATGTGTCTAGCGTTTCTGCTACACCATCCACAGGCAGCGCATTGATCACGCTGAAAGCCGGGACAAAAGGCTACACTATCCAATGCGTCAAAAACTCAGTGCAGATCACCGAAGCCGCACGAGCAAACGATAACGCTCCTACTATGCTGGAATTGACCGCAAACATCAAGTTGCTGTCTGCCCTTCCGGTAGTGACGTACATCAACGGATTGCTCTCCGGATCATTCCTGCTGGCTGTCAAGACGAAAACTAATCAGTACTACTTGCTTGGAGCACATTCTCCGTTGGAAGTATCTGACATGGTTACGGACAGCGCAACAGATGGCGTGACAACTGCGACTCTTAAAACTCCGGACGGTGCATGCGGTGACTACCGTTACAGCATCACACCCGAATTGTACAACAAACTTAAAACGAAAGCATAATGGCTAAGAAGAAAGAAACTAAAGATATCCAGCCTGTCAGACAGCTTGTTACTTTGACAGACGAAGTAGAAATGCTGATGCTATGTAAGAGTATCACTCATTTGAAACTCGACCCAACTTGCCACATGGATCGCAAATATGCGAAAGACTGGTACGAGAAGCACTACATCACAGGCATCCACGCCCGTTACGTGATGAAGCCGGGTCTTACCATCAATCACGTAGGTGACGGAATCGTGTATCGTGCATTTAACTGTACCGATGCCATTGCGGTTCGCATCATGAAAGAAAACAAGGATTACGTAGACTACTTCGAGGATTTGGGTGAATTCGTCATGCCGGGTGCAGACATGCCTACAGTGATTCCGGAGACTCCGCAGGACGATCCTGTAGTAGAGGAAGACCAGCCTACAGTGATTCCGGAAACTGAGGACGACAAACCACAGGTTGAGGAAGCACCGAAGGAAGAAGCACCGAAGGAAGAGGAAGCACCTGCTGCTCCCGAAGACGATAAGGTGCTGGAAGACCTTGAGAAAGAACTGAACGAAGAAAAGTAATCAAACCATTTAGTGATGATAGCGCACAAGAAAGTAAATGTAGTAATAGACAGGGCTTTAAAGACGAGCGCACGCACGAATGAGAAAGTTGTGGGATATGGGGAAGGAAACCTGTATCCCCAAATTATATCAGAACTCATTTATGCGAGTAAGACAGCCGCTTTAAGCACCGAGAGATTGTCAGAAGCAATCGAATGCGAGGGATTCTTGCATGAGGAATTCGCTAACCTTGAGAATGCCTATGGGGACACGCTGAACGATGTGTTGAATTCCATAGCATACGACATCGCACGATTTCGGGGTGCTGCGCTTATCGTCCAATACGGAGGCGATTACCGTCCGAAGGCTGTCTACCATGTTCCGTTCGAATATGTTCGTGCCGGGCTGAACAAGGACTATCTGACGAATCCCGTTATCCACAAGTACGTGGTATTTAATAACTGGGAACGGCAGAACATCAAAAGCACGACTCTTGAGAAGACATCGGTGACCTACCCGGCATTTGATCCGGATAACTTCGCTGACGAATGCGAGTTTTACGGTGGCATCGAAAACCATCCCGGTCAGTTGCTCTACATGAATTTCTGTACCACCAAGCCCTATCCTCTTTCACCGTTCCACGCAGTGCAATCCGAGATGCAAGCCGAAGCAATGAATTCCACCTACGTGGAACGCACGCTGACACGAGGATTCCACATGTGCAAGATTGTCTCCCACGGTGATTTCGCTGATGAGAGCGAGCAGGACGACTTCGTGAAGGGGATGCGTGACATCATGGGTGCTGAGGGTGCTGGTGCGGTAGTGATGGTCCGTGATGACACCACGATAGTCCCACAGTCCCGTCCATTTATTAAGGTGGATGACTTGGGTACACCGATCGACTCTAACTTGTACAAAGCTTACTGCGAACCGCTCAAGAAGGACATCGCTTCACAGGCTTACAACATACCGATCCCGCTTGTCGACTCTTCGCTCATCTCGTTCTCCAACGCCTCCGGAGAAGTTGTGAAGGAGATGCAGAAGGTCTACCGAAGATCAACCGTTAAATTACGTAACAAAATCAGCCGTGAACTGGCTAGAGTTTTCGATGTTCCCAAAGAATTTTGCGAAATCCGAAACGAACTTGAGGAAACCGAAACGGCTACAATACTTAATTCTTAAACGATATGGCTAACTTTGCAAATGTGATCAAGAAATTCCGGGATATCTTTAATATCGCTGCAGATGTTAAAGATGCCGAGATCAACAAGGTCATCCAAGAAGCCGATAAACTCGACATAAAACAGGGACTGTGCGGTGATACATTCGTCAAAGTTCCTGCCTTTTTTGGTGGAGGCTTGGATGGCGGAGACATCCCGGATCCGTCTACTTCGGACGATGCCTATTCGCTCACCGTTGACGTGGGTGATGAGTCTTACGAAATCGTCCCACTGTCCACAATCCTGTGCTATTATGCCTTTGCACGATACGTCAAGGACGCTGATCAGAAAAGCACATCCACAGGATTCAAGATTCCGGGATATTCGGCATCGGTGATCGTTCCGGACAACTCGAAAAGTAGACGCTATGAAGCAGAAAAGGGAAAAGCGGATTCATTTCTAGAGGACTTCCACACCGTTTACGAAAAGTACAAAGAAACTATTAAACCACAGGGAAACGAGTGCTGCAAGCCTCAGAAATACCGCATATGTTTTATTAACTAATACATATATAGTATGAAAAGGGGGACGAAAGAAGACCTACAGATATTTACAGCTATCGGGATGTTGGTTTCGGGAGTTGTACTATGTTACTTAGGCTTCTTTAGATCCGGAGACGGGTCAATCCATGAGTCGGTGTTGTGGTATTTTGCCCAATGCCTCATTTGGGCTGGATCAATCTTCGGCATAAGCATTTACGTTCGTGGGAAAGTAGAGAGTTATTTCAAAAACTTTAACATCGGTGAGAACCGAAAGGAAGAGGAGACTAAAGATGGTAAATAATACTAATAAGGTAGATGCAATCATTATCCATTGTAGTGCTACACGTGAAGGGCAGGACATCGGAGCTAAGGAGATTGACGCAATGCACAAGCAGCGTGGTTTCAACGGAATCGGTTACCATTATGTGATCCGCTTGGACGGAACTGTAGAACCGGGAAGGAATGAAACCGCCATAGGTGCTCACTGCAACACCAAAGGCTTCTCAAGAGAGTCGTACAACCGTCATTCGATCGGTATCTGCTACGTAGGCGGGCTGGATAAGAACGGGAAAGCGAAAGATACCCGTACACCGCAGCAGAAGGAAGCATTGATGGATCTGATCAACGATATTTGCAGGCGTTACCCGATAGTCGAGTTGCTGGGACATCGGGACACATCTCCGGATTTGAACGGAAATGGGGAAGTAGAACCAGCAGAGTATATTAAGGCATGTCCCTGCTTCGATGTTCGGAGCGAATACGGGCTGCTGAAGAAGGACGTAGTAATTACACCATGAGAAAGTATTTGATTATCGCATGCCTGCTGCTAGTAATAGCAGTGGGCTTCCTTTTTAATAAGGTAGAGCGACAGAAGGTCGAATTGGACCGTAAACAGAACAACATTGAAGCCTTGAACATTGAGGCTACGCAGTACAGGACGGAAAGCGGTAAGTTAGCTGAGCAAATACGCTCGCTGTCCTTGAAGAAATCGGAGCTAGAGCTATTCAACTCCGACTTGGAAGAGACCGTGAAGGACTTGAAGATAAAACTCCGGGATGTCAAGGCAGCACATACTGTGGAAACCAAGCTAGAAATCCGCACCGTTACCAAGACGATCCGGGATACTATTCCCGGTGTTTACCGATTCGAATACTATGACGGATGGAACAGAATAGCCGGAAGAGTATCTCCGGATTCTACAGAAATTAACAATTCGTCAGTGGATTCACTTACCGTAATCAACCACGTCAAGCAGAAACGGTTCTTGTTCTTCCGAATTGGCAAGCCTAAGATACTGACTACCGTAACTAACAGAAATCCTAAAAACAGGCTTCACGTGACGTTTTCAGCCAATTTTGACTGATTTGTAATGTAAATACAGAAGTTTAGAAACGCATCTGTGCAACATAACTCACTGCAAATCATGTATATGAAAACCATGCATAGATGTGCATTGTTGATTATTCTCCCATCTATGCAGGATAACCTACTGATTTATAGATATTTGCATTAATGCATAGATAAAATGAGGTATTATTAAATATATGAAAACGGGTATGTTGTAATTATATATTATCGCACACACCATATTTATGTATATTATAGAAAAATCCGATTTTATCTATGCATCAATGCATCAGATTGACTTGCAGGCAGTTACAACGCATAGATGCCAATTTTCATCTATGCACATCGATGCACGCCAACTGCAACTATCTGATTTGCAGAGAATTACATCGCATCGATAGATTTTCATGCTAATAAACGTTAAATACAGAAATTATTCTGTGCAAATTGTTGCAGATTAAAATAAAAGCCGTACCTTTGTCAGCGTAATCGTAAACCGATAATCAGACGTTCAGTCACCTATGCTTGGCTGAGGAAATAAGTGTGGTGAACAGAAGGACCACTACGGAGATAGACGGACTCGCTGAATTTAAAAACCGAAAGCAATGGAGAAAAAAGTGAATCTATGTGCGCTCGAAAAGTTTTATTATGATGCTGTAACGGAAGGCATAGCACGATGCAAGTCAGCCATCGAAGCATTTAATAAGTTTTCATCCCCATTGCGCCTCACAGTGAAGGAGGTATTTGCAAGGCATCTAGTATTAGAGTTTTTTGGAGAAGAATTTGAATACCCAATAAAAGACTTTATCGTAAAGACTGCCGAATTGTACCACCCGATCTACGAGAGGGCTAGGGAAAGAGCGTATGTAGATTTTTTAAGGAATTACAGAAAACCAAAAAAGTTAATTGAATTTATGGAGAATCAAGAAAAGAAGTTAGAGTTGATCACGGTCAGCGAGGCTGCCCGGATGTTGGACCTTACCGAGAATGCGGTACGTTACAGAGTAAAACAAGGCTATCTCAATTCCTATCGTAACATGAACGGTGCGTTGAGACTTAGCAAAGTAGAGATAACAGAAAAATATTTAACATTTAAAAAACAGTAATCATGAAAGTAGAAATTAGTATTGACAGAGAAACGAAAGTTTATGAGTTGCAGACCATAGCTGAATTCGCAGCTAATTTGGCGATCCGCAAATCACGTGAAGAAGGACCTGTTGCTCCTGCACCTAATCCATCTCAGAAACCGAACATCTCGGAAGATAAGGCAAGATTCGTGAGACTTACCAAAGACATTCCCGGTGTGAAAGCCGAAGAAACCGTAATAGACTCGTCCAGCGAGGCGAACAAGGCTGAAGTTATCGTTGACGACAAGTCAGCAGTAGAGGAAGTATTCGAAGGAAACGAGGAAGCCAAGAAAGCGGTTACCGAGATGTCTGAAAAAGAACTAGCTGCCATGCCAACAGACAAGCTGGTGAAAATCCTCACTGAAGTATACAATGTCGATCCGTCAGAATATCCCGGAAAGAACACTAACGCTAAACTGCGCAGACTGCTGATGAGCGCATCGAAGGGTGAACTGGAAACACCTACTCAAGAAACAGAACAGGTAGTCGAAGAACCAGCTAAGGAACAGGTATACGAAACAGCCGAAGATGATGAAATGCCATTCGATAAGGAGCTAGCTGAGGACCCGGAACCGAAAGAGGAGATCACCATCGACATGTGCCGCAACGAAGCACGCCTCAAGGTCAAGAAGGATCGTGACGCTGTCCTCAAGGTCTTCAAGTCTTGCGGATGCTCGACATTCGCTACGCTGAGAGAAGCCGATTACGCTAAGTTCTACGCAGCAGTAAAAGCAATCTAATATGGCTGAGATAAATCATGGGGAGCGTGGACACGCTCTCCTCTCACCGTCAAGTTCGAAGAGATGGCTTAATTGTCCGCCATCAGCTAGGCTAGCCGAATCGGTGGAAAACAAGAGCAGCGTGTATGCCGATGAAGGAACGCTGGCACACGAGATAGCTCAGAATGCGTTGGAATGGTGGGACAGAGGCTTGTACTATCCGGAGATAGACGAAATGCCAGTTCCCGATGATCTAGCGAAAAGCCCTTACTTCTCCGAGGACATGGTGAGGCATGTCAAAAGCTACGTAGACTTCGTGGTAAACGAGTACTACTTCATGCAGAAAAGAGGAGAAGGTGGTCATGTGGTAGGCTATTGGGAAGCGACCTTTGACTTGAGCAAGTACATCCCGGAATCCTTCGGTAGCTCTGATGCTACGCTGATAAGCCCTACGGTCATGCATGTGATCGACTTGAAATACGGTGCTGGCGTGAAGGTCTCAGCCCAAAACAACACACAGTTGATGATCTACGCTCTCGGAATGTTGAGCACTGATCCGGAAAGCAGAATAAAGGAAGTTCGGATGTCTATCGTACAGCCTAGATTGGATCACTACGACACGTTCACCATGTCAGCCAATGACTTGCTAGTGTGGGGTGAGAAAGTCTTAAAACCGAAGGCTAAGGTGGCTTGGGAAGGAGGCGGAGAACAGAAGATCGGTGATCACTGCCAGTTCTGTCCGCTCAAGGCGCAATGCAGAGCGCAATACGATGCGATCACCAGCGACTTTGAAGAGGAATGCGAACCGATGCTCATGACAGATGAGGAAATCGTAGAGATGCTCGGCAAGATAGACCAATACCGTAGTTGGATCAGCTCATTCGACCAGTTCGTCTACAAAGAGGCTATGAACGGCAAGAAATGGGCTGGATACAAGCTAGTGGAAGGTCGGTCCTCCCGTAAGATCACCGATCCCGACAAGGTCCGTAACGAACTGCTGGACGAGTATCTTGAGGATGAGATTATGAACATCAGCTTGAAGGGTATCACCGATCTTGAGAAGCTATTAGGCAAGAAGGTTTTCGCTGCCCGATTCGGCAAATACCTTAAGAGTCAGCCCGGTGCGCCTAAACTTGTGCCGGAAAGTCATCCCGGAACAGAGTATAACTCACTATCTGATTTCGATGTCGAAAGCTAATAAACGTTAACAGTTTACTCAAAATTTGGCAAATCCAAATAGACGTTTTATCTTTGTGTCATCAAAGTTAAACAAGTAGTATTAACAACTTAAAAACAAAAATCATGGGAAAGAAATTAATCCTAAAAAATGTAAGATTCTCATTCGTGAGAGTATTCGAAGCGGAAGACCGTTTCAACCAAGGCAAATCAAAGTACGAAGTGACCATTTTAATCCCGAAGACTGACAAGGAGAATATCAAGAAGGTTGCAGCAGCTATCAAGGAGTTGCAGAAAGAATACCTTGCGGAACATCCGAAATGCAATGGTAAATTGCCCGGTGATCCATCAAAATGGAATCCTATCAAAGACGGTGACGACAACATTGAATACGACGGGTTCGAAGGAATGTACTACATTCGTGCTTCCCGTAACGAATCACAAGGTCGCCCGGTTATCATCGACAAGCACAAGCAACCGATCACACAGAAAGAAGATTTCTACTCCGGATGTTGGGGAGTCGCTTCAATTGATGCTTACTCATTTGATCAGATCGCAAACAAAGGAATCACGTTCGGCTTGAACGGTGTTCAGAAGGTGAGAGATGATGAAGCCTTCGGTGGCGGAGGATCAGCTATCAATGACTTCGATGAAGAAGACGATGATGATGATTCGATCTTCGATGAACCTACGGATGACGACATTCCGTTCTAAAAACAGAGAAACTTTTAATTTATAACTTAAATTTTTATTCATTTATTATTAACTAAATTTTATTATTTAACTAAGTAAGTTGGTGCAAATGTGGATAGCGGATGGGGTAGAAGACATCCGCTATCTTTTTAAAAAGAAAGGACAACATATGAGAAATGTTTACATAGACTTCGAAACATACTCCCCCGAACCGATCAAGACGGCTGGGATGTACAGGTATACGGAGCATCCCGATTTCGAAATCCTGCTGATAGGTTACGCCATAGAGGATGAAGACCCGAAGATAATCGACCTAGTGAACCTAGATGACCCCCTACCGTTTTTCAGACTGGTACAGGAATCGGACGTTCTGATCCATGCACACAATGCCACCTTCGAACGCTTGTGTCTTCGTGCCTATGGCTTCAATATTCCGGCAACCAAGTTTCGCTGCTCTGCCACGAAAGCCCTGTACTGCGGATTTCCCGAAGCACTAGGAAAGGTCTCAGCAGCCATGAAGCTAGTAGACGGTAAGCTAGACACGGGTAGTGCATTGATCAAGTTATTCTCGTGCCCACAGAAGGACGGATCACGCATCTTCCCGGAGCAATACCCGGACAAATGGGAAGACTTCAAGACGTACCTTAAATATGACGTTCTGTCCGAGCGTGAGATAGACCGCAAGCTGGCACACATCGAAATGCCGGAATCGGAAATCGAACTGTACGGGATCGACCAAGACATCAATGATCGTGGGACACGGGTGGATGTCCAGCTAGCCCGGAACGCTGATGCCATCTATACCGAATACTTGAAACGGCTGAACGAGAAGATCAAAGCTAAATACGGTATCACGTCACTTAAATCCGGAAAGCAGATCAGCGCATTCGTGGAAGAGCGTAGCGGTAAGTTCTACGAGTCAATCAACAAGAACAACATCAATCAGATCATGGAGGAATGCAATGACAAGGACGTTACCCGTGTTCTGACAGCCCGGAAGATCGCTTACAAGACATCCATCGCAAAGTACGCAGCCATGCTGAACTGCCTGTGCAAAGACGGGTCAGCAAAGGGTCTGTACCGCTTTTACGGAGCTAACCGGACAGGTAGATGGGCAGGACGCACCGTCCAGCAGCAGAACCTTCCGCAGAACCATCTAGAGGAACTTGAGAAGGTACGAGAAGACGTGAAGAATATGGATCTAGACGAATTGATGCTGTTTTATGACAACATCCCGTCTATCCTGTCACAACTGATCCGAACAGCCTTCATTGCCCGTGACCACCACATATTCCGGGTAGCCGACTTCTCGGCCATCGAAGCCCGTGTGATCGCTGTGCTGGCTAACGAGACATGGCGAATCGAGACGTTCCGAAGAGGCGGTGACATCTACGTGACTTCTGCCGCCCGTACCTTTAATATGAAGGAATCGGAATGCGGAAAAGGAACGCCTTACCGCCAGCAGGGAAAGGTCACAGAGCTAGCTCTAGGCTATGGTGGATGGGTCGGAGCGATCAAGACGATGGACCGTGACGGAGCGATCCCGGAAGAAAATATTAAAAACATCATCCTTAAATGGCGTGACGCATCTCCGAAAATTGTATCTTTGTGGCGCATCTTAGAGGACTCGGCTAAAAGGGCTATCTTGGCGAAACGGGACGTACCCGTCAATATTGATGGTAAAATTATCTGCCATTTCTATTGGATACCGCAATACCGGACGCTCGCATTGCGCTTGCCATCGGGAAGATCCCTGCACTACCCGTATGCTTCTATCAAGAAGAAAACGATCCGTTACGATAACGGTGACAGCAGGGAGATAGAATCCATTCACTACATGGGATTGGATCAGACATCCGGCAAATGGGTAGAACTGGATACCTACGGTGGAAAGCTAACCGAAAACTTGGTACAGGCTGTTTCCCGTGACCTGCTGGCAAGCGCAATGAGAAACGTCTTGAGCATCGGTGAGGAGGAGGAGATCGGGATCGTGGGTCACATCCATGACGAATTGATAACCGAATGCTTGGAAGACTCGGACATAACGCTGGATGACGTTTGCATAGCGATGTCCGTACTACCCGATTGGGCAAAGCCGTTCGACATACCCCTAAGAGCAGAAGGATTTAACAGTTACTTTTACAAAAAGGATTAATTATATATGTTGGAAAAAATTTCTATATCAGTTGCAGGTTCTTCCAAAAGCACCAATTGGAAGAGAAAGACCTATACTTGGGATGCTCTCGTAGAGGAGTTATCGAAGCCCAAGATGGTCGGAAGCGAGACTATGAGAGAATTCGACAGGCTGGCGAAGTCAGAGAAAGCGATCCGCAAGGATGTCGGTGGCTTCGTAGGCGGAACTCTAGCTGGCGGAAGACGCTCCAAAAATTCAGTAACAGGCAGATCACTTATCACATTAGACGTTGACTACGGAGAAGACGATTTCTTCTTCGACTTCACCATGAAATTCTCTTGCGCTGCTGTCATCTACGGCACAAGATCGGACCGTCCCGGCAAGCGCAGATTCCGTCTGATCATACCGATGGACCGAGAGATCGACAACCGTGAGGAGTACGAAGCAGCCAGCCGCAAGGTAGCGGAGATAATGGGCATCGAACTGTTCGACCCGACTACCTTCCAAGCCGAACGCCTCATGTACTGGGGATCAGTATCTAAGGACCAAGAATTCTACTTCGAGAGGCAAGATGGCGAGGCGTTGAACGTAGACGAGTTGCTCGACATGTACGGTGATGACGATGCATGGAAAGATGTCCGTCTGTGGGCGTTTACCGACAACGAGGAGCAAACGATCCGCAGCACTGTCTCAGAGGCTGGAGAACCGACCAATAAGCCGGGCATGATCGGAGCATTCTGCCGGGTATACACCGTACAGGAAGCCATTGAGAAATACCTGTCTGACGTTTACGAAGAATGTAGCTATGACCGTTACACATATAAAGGAGGATCGTCCGCAGCCGGAATGATCGTGTACGATGACAAGTTCGCCTACTCCCACCATTCTACGGACCCGATCGGTGACGGTCACGTATACAATGCCTACGATCTTGTCCGCATCCATCTGTTCGGACATCTCGGAAAGGAGGAAAGCGAGCATGCGATGACTAAACTGGTGCAGGAGGACGAGTCATGTCTCCGTGAGTTAGTCGCTGCCAACGACTGCTTGGATGACTTCGATGACGTGTCCGATGAGTCGGTGGAAGAGACTGAGGAAGTGTTGGATTGGGATCTTGACAGCAAAGGACGCAAGGAGGTGACTATCCGCAACTTCGTCAACGCATTCCGCACCGATCCTCTGCTCAATAACTTGCTAGCATATGACCAATTCCGTGGAGTCATCGTGTATACTCGCAAACCGTTCTTTGACAGCAGTAAGGACAAGGGAGACATCTTCGATGACACCGCAGAGTCAATTATCCGCAACCGTATTGAAACAGCCCACGGTATATATTCTACAGGAAAGATGTGTGATGCCATCGAATATGTAGCCAACAAAAATGGTTTCCACCCGATCAAGACATACCTTGACTCACTGGTGTGGGACGGCAAGCCTCGTGTAGACATGTTCCTCCAAACCTACATGGGTGCTGAGGATTCTATATACACAAGAGAGGCGTTCCGCAAGATGCTGGTAGCTGCGGTTGCTCGAATCTACGAGCCGGGAACGAAGTTCGATACCGCTCTGATCATGGTTTCTCATCAAGGTGCAGGTAAGTCAACGCTGGTGCAGAGATTGTCGAAGGGGTGGTTTAATGACTCCATGACATCTATGGAAGGAACTAAGGCTTACGAGTCAATTCAGAATGCGTGGCTGGTGGAGCTAGCCGAGTTGTCGGCCGTCAAGAAGTCAGACATCGAAGTCATGAAGAATTTCCTGTCCAAGCGTGAGGATACGTATCGTGCTGCCTACGCCAAGCGAATCAAGACACACAAACGTCAATGTGTATTCTTCGGGTCGACCAACGAGGACGAGTTTCTCAAGGATCAAACGGGAAACAGACGATTCTTCCCGGTTGCCGTGAAGTGGAATCCCAACAGCCACTACCTGTTCGAGAAATCCTTCGAGGACACCATCGACCAGTTATGGGCAGAGGCTAAGGAACTGTACGATGCAGGGGAAAGTCTGATCCTCTCCAAGACAGCCGAGAGCATCGCCAAGGGCATACGTGAGGAGTACACAGAAGTATCTTCTATGCATGGTCTGATCGAGCGGTTCGTCAACTTGAAGTTCCCGAAAGATTGGGACGATTGGGTGTATGCTGACCGGAGAGATTTCGTGGACGGTCTAGGAGTATTCGAGGAAGGAACAGAGGCAAGGAAGGAATTCTGTGCATTCGAAGTATGGTGCGATGGGCTTGGTCTTCCACGGAAAGATTTCACTACATCTAAGGCTAGGGAAGTTGCCGGGTCTCTCAAGAGGCTGGGCTTCGTCCGAAACGGACAGCGAAATGTTAATATTTACGGTAGGCAGTCAATTTACACACGTATAATTTCGGAGACTGAAGATTAATACATATCTTTGCGTCACTGGATTTAAGGGGTATAACTTGTGTCTTGTACTACTGATAAGAAGATTTAGGCTGAGAGCAGTCAACATTTCACTTCTTTATGTTTGTCATGCATATTTATATTTTTCCTCCCGTATCCTGCTGTGAAGCCCGATACGGGAGGTTTTTTATTAATGGACGTTAATACGGGCTTCTGTACACTAACGAATGTTAATAATTTATTCAAAATTTGGCAAATTCAGAAACCTGCCCTATATTTGCATCATCAAAGTTAAACAAGTAGTAACAATTAAAAAATATAAGATTATGAAGACAAATGAAAAGAAACAGATGAACGCTTACCGAATCTTAGATTGCAATGGCAATGATACCGGAATACGCTATTACGCTTCTAACAAGAAAGAAGCTATGATCGAGTTCAAAAAAGACACCGATAATTATCGAAAGTACGGATACTTCGGAAAGCTAAGTAGATGTTATAACGGTGGAGTTTACGGGTCAACAGGTATTAACTATTAAAATAATCATTAACCGGGCGGGAAACCGCCCACAAAAATAAAAACATCATGAAAAAATTATTTACATTATTCGCATTAATCTTAGTATCAATCGCAGCAACTGCGCAGATCAAGCAACAGGAAAAGTCAGAAACGATCGGGTCATACCGGATGGGCATCATCAAGCTAACCGAGAATAACGGTCAGTACGCCATCAAGGGACAGACCAAACAGTTCGTAGATACTCGGTTAGTAGTAGATCTAGGAAACGAGGAACAGGCTATCGCCATCCTACAATCAATGATAGACTACAAAGGTGATAACGGGAAGTCTGTCGATCTAAATAATCCCAGCATGAACGTAGCCCGGTATCTAGGTTCTATGATGGGAGGCTGGGAAATCGGAATCACCGACATGTATGCCATATCCATAGTGGTCAGCAAGGGGGGGGGATGAAGAAGATGATCAAAACCATAAAAGACAGATAGCCATGAGAGTACATACGAGAATAGAACCGGAGCAAGGAGAAGAATTCGAATACGCAGGGATAAAAGTTAAATGCGTATTAGATGACCCCCATAGCCTCTTTAACTGTCCGAATTGCGTTTTCCATAATTCTAGACAATGTGATACCATATGCTGCGCAGATCATGAGAGATTCGATGATAGTCAAGTCCATTTCGTAAAAGTAGAAAACAATGAGAAGACCAATTGACAGAATAGAGGTTCCCGTAGGAGGAGAATACAAATTGTGTGACGGAACAGTGATGATATGTGAGGAGGACGAAGGCCCTGTGTCGATAAGCCATTGCTACAATTGTCCTCTTATGTTCGACAAAAGGAAACAGGAGTACGGGATGAGATGCTCCGATTTCCAGTGCGGAGGAAACATGAGATCAGATAAAAAAGAAACTCACTTTAAACTTAAATAATTATGGCAACAAAAAGAATTACAATCACTATGGCTGAAGAAGCCGCATCAAAAATGACCCAACCGATCAAAGATCACATCGCTCTTCTGAGGAGAAAGGCATCGAACATCGTAAAGGCTGAATACCTAAAGATCCCTAAATACGCATATCTTGAGGAAGTAGACAGAAAGTATCCGGGATTCATCGGCAGGGTAAGAAACGCTAGGCTTACATACATGACCTTATGTCTTGATTGGACATTGATAGATGATTGCAGATTGATAGCTGGGTCATGTGAAAACAGAATAGTAATTCCCTGCACCGAGGAGACTATCCGAGTAGTAGATGGAATTTCCCTTGAAATAGAGGAAGCCGAAAAAGATCACTATAGTACCTACAAGTCAATCGGCAACTCCATCCTTAAATGCGGAAACATGCGTGTCTTGAAGAAAGAATACCCGGAAGCCTACAAGGTGCTGGAAGCCTACGATACAGAATCCCCGAAGTCGAAGGCTAACACAGCGTTACAGTTACCATTAGAATCAATCAACAAAATCCTTTCGAAGTATGAAAAAGATAATTAACTTTGCATGGAAAGCCACAGCGTTCGTGTTGACCTGTGCAGCAATAACAGCATACATTTTATTAATTTGTAATCCTAATTAATATGTTACTGATAGAACGAGTTACCCTTGTAAAAGGAGACATCAAGGAATCAATCACTAAGGTTCCCATAGCGGTGGAAGGTCTTACACCGGAAGAATTTAAGGCTAACGTCATGGCGTTGTTTCGCTGCGACCGAGTATTACTAACCTACACAGTGAAAGAGGAGGAAGACGATGAGAACAAGGATTAAAGAATTCAGAAAGAAAGACGGAAAGGTTTCCTTCTACGTCGTGCAGGAACTAGGGAATGACGGACAGTTCCGTACCATTGATGGCGGTATGTGTGATTCAAGGGAAGAAGCGGAAGCGGTACGCAAGAAGTACAAGGCTGTCGGAAGGTTCGTGAATCAGTTCAATAAAAAGTATTGCGGATGCCATACAGTTCATCTTTCTGCATTGACTCCGTGTAATTTCAAGAAGAAAAATGAAGAAGGACGAGACTAGCGAAAAGGTGTTTGAACGCGAGCTGTCAAAGTTCGTGGAGGAAAGCGGAGGGATGGCGGTTAAGCTGCTGTCCCAGTTCATCAAGGGATTACCGGACAGGATGTATCTTTTGCACGGTGGTGTTGTGGTTTTCGTAGAATTCAAAAGCACAGGAAAGAAGCCCACCAAGATTCAGAGCTACATTCATGCAAAGATACAGGTTTTAGGTTTTCCAGTTCTCGTGGTAGACAGCGTAGAGTCATACGAGGAGGCTAAGAATTTTATAGAGCATTTAATATTAATGGAAAAAGTATATGGAAGATAAAGAAATGATTTTAGAACCGGAGTTCAAGTCGAATGAAGAAATCAGACAAGAACTGATATTGAAACTCGTAAACGAAAGAGGATTCGTGCGATGCAGGGGTTTCGGATTGATTAAATATGCCGAGAGATTTCGTTTATACCTAGATTGTTTTCCGGACAGAATAGGCGTGGACTTCAAAGACTATCAGTCAACTAGCGTGGTACGAGGATGTAAGTTTAGCGTACCATACACTAAAGACTTGGGAACTCTCCTAATATGCATCCGTTCCGGGATAAAGGACGCCATAATGCAGGAGGCTAAAAGAATGGCAGAAGAATCTTTGAAAAACCTTTTGCCTTACGATTAATAGTTATTATATTTGCAACGAATTGAAATAAAATAGTTATGGCAGTAGATTTCAACAAAAGACTGAAGACCGACCGCATCAAGTTGTTTGTCGATGTGGTCACCAAGATGGCGAACGATACCCCAGCAGGTGGTTATGCCATAGGTGAGGCTATCGGAAGCCTCCCGGACAATCTGAAGCAATTCCTCCTATCCGAGATACCCGACAAGATCATTCGTGCCGAGTATTCACGCAGAGGCTTGGGAAACCTTGAGGACGCATGCGTGACACAGGGGAATGACGAACTGATCGAGACATTCCGATCTGAGATATACAACAACAATAAGTTACACACGATAGCCGATCTGCTGGGGACAGACTGCCTCCGTCCGGACCTTGTAGAAACTGCGGAAGCGTTGGTAAAACTGTTTCCGGAACGCTGGACCATAGAGGAACTATCGGAAGAAATTTACGCAAGGAGTTTAGGATTATGAAAAGAAGATTAGAAAAACGTAAGAAAATGAAAACAAGTCACGAGTTATTAAGAGATGTGATAACCTTCGTAGACGAGAACTTAGGAAAGAAGTTCGTTGTCAAGGGTGGGAATTTCGGTGGAGAAACAGTAACTGTGGCAGGGTATACCACGAAGGACGGATGGGGAGGACCTTCTGTTATAGTAGAGTTGCCCGATACCCTTCCAATGGGTGATCGTGGCTGGAATCCCGAAGACAAACATGGCTTGTATGGCTT